TAATACCCTAAGGAGCACGTAGGTGTAAACGCAGTGACACCTTCTGGAGCGGTAAATCCTGGGTGAGCTTCGGAAGTAACACTAAGACCTGCTCCGTCTGAATTAGCTGTAAATCTGTCATTTACCTCTGCTGTAGTAGAGCCTCCTACAGAGGACCAGTCTACATCATCACCTACGGCAGAGATTATATATTTTCTGCCTTTGATGAACTCACCTTGTAGCACATCTACTGTTGTGTCTATATGGTCCTCTAAATATTCCCAATGATAAGTAGGAGTACTATAGTCCCCATTATAAATAATAGGCTTAATAGAGTTATCTTGTACGCCTATTAACTTGTTATTGAAGTTAGTCCATTGCCAATCTGAGGTAGTGACTCCAGCAGGAGAATAAACATCCTGAAAAGCATTATTTCTCTCTGTGAGCTCAAGTCTGGCAATATCTCCACCATAGCTCACGAAGAGCGCAGTAGAGGAAGCATTCTTATGTTCAGCAATAGAACCAATAGGTTTTTCTAGGTCATTTACTGTCGTCCCTTGTATAGCTCCTTCTCTAAAAGCTACTCTTCCTCCTACACTAAAAGAAATATTATCGGCTTTAGTAAACCAGTTATTACCTAGTGCAGTTAAAGAGCTTTGAGTATCTAGGCCATTAGAGCCTAAAGTATCTAAGGCTACTGCAGAGATTGATTGTCCATTCAACATATTAGTTTACGTACCAATCTTTTTCATACTCAGTATTTCCTGCGTCTAGCTGAATAGCCATCACAAGAGCCTCTCTGCCTTCCGCAGCTACAGCACTAGAGATAGTACCTCCATCTTCACCACGTTCCGCTATAGCACGAGCCCAAGCACCTAAGACAACAATCTGTGCAGGAATCTTTAGCACAGTACTAGCTTCTTTAAGTGTTTCTTGATTTTTGACGATATTGAAATTAATATCTTGTATAGTATCAGGGACAGGGTATAAATCTAAGTTTGCATCATTACCTCTCGCAGGGACTACTTCAGAGCTACCATTGATAGCGTAGTAAGTAGGGGTTCCGGTAGCGGCTACAGGGAAGACTTTAGTGTTCAACCAGTTATTATTTGCTTGAGATAAAGAATTACCTGTTTCTTGATTTATAACATCTAGTATTTTAAAATTAGTACCTGCTCCTGCTTCAGCATCACCTAAAGTGTACTGCATAGTACCTGGCACGGTAGAGATAGTAAAAGTATCTCTTAAAGAAGTCCAGTCATGGTAAATCTCAGTGCCTATTTTAGCATCATTTACTAATGAACCAATTAACTTTTGGTAGGGAGAAATAAGAGGACTCTCGTTGATATCCCCTGTCCAGTCCTCTTCTATTGTAGTTTCTCTGAGTCTAATTAAGACTTGATTTATAATTTCTCTGAAAGTCACTGTGTTCTATCTCCTATTTACTATTGATGAACCAAAGTACATACCTACTACTGAAAGGATAGCGTGACCTAACCAATCAGGAGTTACAATACCCTCTAAGGTTATATATTCTGTTACTGTTGTTGTGAAGTCTAAGAATAAGAACTTGAACCCTTCAGTCACCTCGATAGGCACTGTCGTGTTCATACCAAACAAAGGAGCCAATAGAATAAAGGCTGCCATTCCCATGAAAGACACTACAAGGAATCTACGAATCCATGCAGCATTAGGGTTCTGGTAAGCTCTTGCATCATTAACTGCACTAGCGTGTACATTATTCATCTGAAGTAGCATCTCATTTTGCCTTTGCTTGTCTTCGCTAGACTGAGACCACATCTTTAAGAAAGCACCACCTAAGGTGCTCATTAACATCGTTATTACTTCTAAAGGTAAACCAAACATAACCTTACTCCTTATATATATTATACCACATTTCTCTTCTTTTGTCAATAGGCCTCAAGAGATAAACCACCCTGAAGCTAGAACCCAGGGGTCATAGAGCATAGGAACATAAGCTCCTGCTGTCCACCACATTATTTCTTAGTCTCTAACCTATCGTAAATCTTACCCATCATCTTCTTAATCTCATCGATGTCGTGTTTATAGTCTTCCTTTAATACGTACACCATAGGTAACTTAGCTTGACAGTTAAACATTCCTTTCTCCAGTTCCTTGAGGTCTTCGGACAGTTGTGTTAAGTAATATCCTAGCATTACTGTTATATTTCCCAGTAGGAATATAAAAAAATCCATTGCTTCCATAGTTCTTATCCTTTATTATTTGACAGGTAAATTTATAGTATAGAGAGTATAATTCTCCACTTCGTCTATAGGAAAATGAGTTCTTATCTCATTGAAGAGTGTGAAACCTTCCCCTTCTCTATAGAAGGCTAAATATTTTGAAACTTCTGTAGTAACCTCATACTGTATGTTTGGATTAGAGCTAAGAACACGCATATTCTCAGGGTCTACAGTTATGACAGAAATGTAAGGAACACCACTGACTGGAGTACTAACTTCGGTGAGCTCACTCTCTAAATTAAAAAACAAATTCACTCTTGTGTGTAGAGTGTCTATCAGAGGCTCACCTATGTTCTCTTCTATATCCTTCCAAACAGTGACAATAAACTTAGAAGATACTCCTTTACACCATGTATCAGGAGAGGAAATAAGAGGATGTGGAGTATTGGTAGCCTTGAAATACTCATAGGCTAACTCAATAGTTCCTTCCTTTAAAAATAAATAGTGAGGAGAGTCCTTATAACTCTCTAAGGTTTCTTTCATGTTCTTAGTCATAGGTATACTCATTAATCAAGAATAGCAAAAATTCTAAACGTAATCCTACTTCTCACCCAACAAGCTGAAGATGTGTTATTATGTTTAGCCACTACTGTAAAGGTTGTTGTTAATGCACTGGCATCACTAGCTGGAATACTGAATGTAAATCCAGTTCCTCCTGGACAAAAGGAAACTTCCGCTGGAAGGGAACCATCACAATTACTATATACTGTTTTACTTAAAGGAAGAGGCTCATCCGAGGTATTTGTTCCTAATCCTATATCTCCAAACTCATAGAGGAGAGTACCATCCTGATAAATTTCTAATGTCTGGTGAGAAGGAATAAGGCCAAATCCTGCCTCATCTTCTACAACTAAAGAAACTCCAAATAAGTTATTAGTTGTATCTAAGACAGGAGTAGTGTAGTCATAACTCTCATTAACAATCTGCCAAGCACTCACCTGCTGAGCACTTACAACGATAGGGGTAACAAGAGAAGCAGCGGCAATAGCAGCGGCTGCTGCGGCCTCTTCAGCAACTCTAACAGCATCTTCTTGTACATTAAGTAGTAAAGTTCCTCCTACAGACGTAGTCCCATCATAGATAGAGTAAGAAATAGTGACTAAGCCATTGTAGTTAAGTTGAGGACTTAGGAAGTTTAAAGTATTCCCTGTTCTCACAAGTGCATTATACCATGTTGTATCAAGAGAGGCACCTTCTGCCGACACAAGATAGGAAGAATTTAGTGTTAAGGTATCTTCAGTGTCTACATCAATCACATTACTCATAAGGTCAGTTATACTGATAGAAACATTCTCATCTGTATAATAAGTTATAGGCGTGGAGATAAGAGTAGGAGCATCATTAACAGGAGCAATGGAAACAGATATAGTACCATACACACTTGTTAAACCATCATCCGTCACCTCAATATTAATGATACTCGCACCATGATAGTTAGACATAGGTGTAATAACTATTTCTTTAGTGCCTATAACTTGGACTGTAGTAACATAATCAAGGGTACCAGATGAATCAGCAGCCTGTAAGGTCTCAGTGGCAGATACTACCCAAGCATCTCCTTCCGCATCGTCTATATACGAAGAAATATCCACTGTCAATGGAGTATCTTCAGTCATTCCAATGCCAGCGATAGAGCCTATAGGGAAGACAGCAGGTGGGGTATTTATAGTGACTAATTCCCATAAAGTGTCTCCGTTAAAGACTATCTCACTAATAGGTGCAGCGTTAAAGAAAACTTCTCCTATCTCTGTATTAATTGCATTCAAGGACATACTTAATGAAGCTCCGAAGTAATGTGGAGTACATCTCCTATGACCTGAAAGGAAACATCTGCTAACTCTGCCCCGCCTTGTGGGTTAAGTACAAAAACCTCAGACCCTGTTTTATTCTTCTCTATTCGAAGTAAAGCGAGCAACTCAGCAATCCTCTCTAGGACGTAGGCTGATAACTGTACATTAAGATTGAAATAATCATACATTTGCTGTACGTGAACAGAAGTAATAGTACTGACTTGTGCTTCTAGATATGTCTGTTGGTCAACACCTGCTGCCTCTGCCTCGGCTGTCCAGTCATCTAAGTCACCATTATATTGATTTATGTTCCATTGGCCAGGCATTAGTAGAGTGGAAAGGGTAGTCCCAAACAATACCCCATAAGCATGAGGGAAGGTAGTTTCGAGATAAGATAACCCATTATTAATAGCATCGTTAGCTGCGTTAGCTAATTCATAAATTAAAGCTCTGTCCTCTAGATTCTTAGGGTGTATTTCTTCTGTGTTTATATATTTCTTGGAGTCGTCCAAAGGGAAAAAATTATTAAAAAATAGGCTATCAAAGAGAGAGTCCCTTCTTCCTGCTGCTGCTGCAGCCCTAGCTTCATTGAACATCTCAATAAAAGGCTGCCCTGGATAATTAGAACCTCCCTTTCTCAAGGTCTCTAACCAAACAAGCTCTTCCTTTGCTCTTCCTTCTATTTGGTCAGGAAATACCGATACTACAGTATTCGCAATTGTCCTCCAGCGAGGTGAGCCTGGCCAATAACCTACCACTAAAGTTCCATCATTTAAAGCCGCCTGGTATGAAGCGCCTGTGGTATCCTCATAATAGGAATGAGTCACTATCTCATTTAACCACTCAAATAGAGGGTAATTTATGAAATAGTTAGTGCCATGCTGTGCAAAGGTCCATTCAGTTCCTGCATTAATATGCTCGTATGAGGCTATAAGAGAAAGAATAAACTTAATAGTATCCAGAGAGGTTCCTTTGAGGTCCCCTTCTGTTATCTCAGGTCCATCATGAGAGTGATTAAAACCTCCATTTAATGTGTCCCAATTAATATGTCCTATTATATTGCCTTCACACTTAAGGTCCTCTTCCACAGTAATAGAAGAGTCGGAGAAAAGGTTTCCCTCTAAATAAGTGGCTCCTCTGACGTGTAATTGTGCTTTTGGCTGGGTAACATTAATACCTACAAGGCCGTGAGCTGCAGTTACTATAGGGTCCTTATTATCACCTAAGGAGATATAATCACGGGCTACATGAAGAGGATACTTGCTCTCTCCATTCAAATCACCCTTAATTGTGAAACCAGCTATGCCTTCTTGAGGTAAGCCATATAGAGCCTGTATTCCTGCAATGTCTCCTTGTGATAAGGCCCACTTGTCAGGAGTTCTCTGGATAGCAGAGAGCCCGTCTGCATCTAAATATTCAGGTTCCATAGCGAGAGGACCAGCTGCCATTACAGTGCCTAAATCAGCCGTGTGCCCTAAACCAAAGACATGACCTAACTCATGAGCTACTACACCTGACACATTAGTGACATTCTTTCTATCATCACCTGTGATATTAGGTGTTGCATTAGGGGATAGAGTATGTACTTCAGTTCCTGCTAAGTCTCTCCAGTGATAAAAACCACTTAAGAAAATAGTGCCTGAACCATAGTATCTATCAGGGGAATAACCTGGAAGAGAATTAGATATGTCATACGTAGGAGTGTCCCCTACTACAAAAATAGAGTCATCCGAAGGAGAAACAGAAGGAAACCTTGCTTGTCCAAAAGAAGTTGTGTATTTAGGGTCTACAGCTGCAATAACTATGTCTGCATTACCATGTTTGCCTTCTCCTATTTTATTGACTGTCCATTCACCTTGACAAGGGATGGAATTACTGTCTGAATATGTGTATAGTTCACAGGCTTCTTTGGTTGTGAGTGTGTCATCCCAAACCAGTCCTCCTTCAGTTCCTCCTGGGTATCTACACCCATAAGTGACTCCTTCGGTCTGTTCCACATAAGGAACCTCTAAAAAATTCAATCCACTAACATCACCCCAACGCTGGAAAGCAACTCTAATAGACTCCTTCACCCATTCCTCATCCCCATTATCGTCTTCAAAAGTTAGAGTATTAGGAGTAGAGGTAAGAGGGAGTGCATTGAAGGCAGGAGTTTTAATGTGTTCTGGGCGTAACGCATTTATAGATACCTCACCTGGAGCCAAGGCCCATGTTAGTGTAGCACCTGTACCTAAAGGACCATCTCCATATTTAGTGAGGGAAACAGAAGCTCTCCATTTTAAGAGCTCTTCTTCTGTCCACTCTTTTCCAGGGTTCTCCAAGTAACTAAGATTACCAAACAATAAAGGTGAAAATGTGCCGTCTGATTTATAATTTGCGAACCACCAGTTATTTGCTGTCTCTAATCCTTCATTACTAGGTACTGTATTTAGAAGGTAAGAAAACCACTGCTGTCCATAGTAAGGACTATCATCCTTAATCACATCATAGATATACTCTCCATCTCCTTTCTCTGCTGTAGGGTCTGGCCACTCAGAAACGGATATATACCCAGTTCCAGAGCGGTTAGCAAGAGCAGGATAGCCAGTTGTAGGGTCAATCCAGAAAGGATGTCCAGGAGCGAGGCCTGTAAAGCCACCTACTGCTTTAAGGGACAAATCTTCTGTCTCCTCTAATGCAATCTCTAAGTGAGACTGTCCTGCATCATAATCAGCTTCAGCATACGCAGGAACAACTTCAACACCTCCTGTGCCTGTGCCTGTACTTGTGACTGTGCTTGTGCTTGTGCTTGATGAGCCGAGGGATAGCCAGCCTTTGCCATCAAATTCAAGAGTTACCGTCCCTTCACTAAGAGGGAAATCTGCTGTGTCTCCTGCTACATATACTGTGCTTACATTAAAATCTGCCATATTTATTCTCCTATGTACTAAACCAAGCTAATGATGAACCTATCAGAACTGCTATACGGCA